GTAGCGACTGCCATAAAGTCTGTTGATAAAAAGTTTGATTGTTGAGTCGCAGATAAAGTGTACATATATTTCCATTTATATCCATCTCCAGTTGTAAGTATAGATGAAGATGTACCAGTTGGCTCTACTGTTGAATTAGCATTACTATTGTTATCTAAACATTTGTACACATTGAAAGCACTTGACATAACATAAAAAGTTGCGTCAAATAAACTTGTTGCACCACTATTGGCTGTTTGAGTAGATGTACCACCTGTTACTCTATTACCATAATCGTGTCTGTAATAATCATAAACTGTACCAGTTGCCCAGTTTCTTCGAGGAATAACAATAGAAACATCTGAACTTGTCACTTTTTTAGCTGCCAGCATATCGTCAAAGTGATAAAATTCGTCTCCTATTGAATCTACAGGTGTTAGTGGACTAGCATCTGTACCCTCGTTATCTGTTCTTGCGTCTGGTCTTGTTGATGTTGCGAATGCTTGTGGTCTACCTATACCTAGATAATACACATTAGCCGCTGATTCCGTGAATGATTCCACAAATTGTTCCTGATTGTGGATTCTAAATTTGTTTGTTATTATTGCTGGCATTGTTTCCTCTTTTTCTTAATTATATTTATACGCTAACTTTCAGTAATTTCTGTAGGTAGCGCAAGATTTGTTTTTAAATCCCTATTTGTTATATCTTGGAATTGTACTAACTCGCCATCTAAACTAGTATTGTACGTTCCTGTTAATCTAAAACTAGCCCAGTTATGCATCTGCATAGGCGAGATCGCAGTAGTAACTGTACTATCTGAGGCACCCCCTATTGTAGTTGTTTGAGCTCTACCCCCACTACCACTCATCATATTTAGTGCGTATTTGTTAATGGTGTGCATTCTTGGTCCACAATACGCATACCCATATTTATTTGCTGTTCCTCTAATTGTAATAGGATTAAAACCAACTCTAAATTTTAATGTCATAACTTGATTTAATGTCAAGTCTCTTGTATTTGTTGTAAAGTGTTCGCTAGTAGAATCTGTAAAGTCAGGATCAACACCTAATTCTGGTGTGCCTCTTAAAGATGTACCATCTGTTGTTGTACCTAGTCTTCTACCAAAGATAGTAGAGAATAAAGTATTGATTACTAGGTCAGCACCTGGATCAAATGTTAATCCACTATTTACACCAGTGAAACTTCTAATCTGATTATTTACTTGTGTGGCCATATCCACTTGACCTGTAAAATAGAAACCAGCTGTATGCATAGTCTTTTTGAAACTATCTCTCCAGTCAGTAATTGATCTACCAACTTTAATTACATAAGAAAAATCCTGATAGTATAAACTATCTTGTATCTTCATTGTTGTTTCTGATAAGTGTCCATCTTCATTTAAGAATGTACCAGCAGTATCCACAACTGCGCCAACTGTAATAGTCGCTGTTGCTAAATCATTTTTAAGAACTGTCGCATTAATTTCTGAACTAGCGCCTGTGATTGTTGTATTCGCTAGAAACTCTCCAGTTGCATCTTTTACAACCAATAAGTTATTCGCAGAACTAAATGAGACAAATGTTGCTGATATTGCTGTTGAGCTAGCATCAAAACCTGTAATAGATTCACCCTCTGTAAAATTACCTGCTGTTTTATCTTTTAAAATAATTGTACTAGGTAAACTCATTGTTGGACTAGGTGACGCTTCAAAACCTGCGCCAGTCTCAATCTTTTTAGTGTTAAGTAATCTACCTATCTCTGTACCATATGGAATAACTTTTGCGCCACTACCACCACTACCTGTAGATACTACTGCTGTAGGTAAAGATGTATAACCACTACCACCACTTACAATTCTTATGTCTGTTATATCTTCATTACCTGAACCAGCTTCTTGTACAATTTTATTTCCAGTATAAACATCACCTCTTACAGTTTCATCTTCTAAAACAATATGGTCCGTTGATGTTGCGCCTGTTGTTCCATTCTCTGGTGTGATACCACCATTGACAACAGATACTTTTGCTACAACACCACCACCATTTGTATTTGTATTTGTAAATGTTAAATCATCACCTATCGCATAACCAGAACCAGCATCATCAATTAATAATTCTGTTATACCACCTGACCCTACGTTATCTACTTGAATAATTGCGCCTGTACCACCACCTGTTAGTGTAATGGCATCATCTGGTGTTAAAAGACCACCATCATTTGTAATAGAAACAATATCTGGAATACCTGTAACTGTTGCTTTTATGAAAGTATCTGTTTCATCTGTTTCGGTACCTCTTACTTCCTCAGATGTTACAAATGTACCTGAAATACTTTCTTGGTTTACAATAAATTCTGTGACCTCATTAGCACCTATTTGAAATTTAAATACGTTTTCAATTACCGCAGTGGCGCCAGATGTTTGACCAGTAATTGTTCTACCAATCAAATTTGATGTGTCGCCAACTGTTGCGATTGCTCTTAAAACTTTTTTAGTATCAAACTGACCATCTGATACTCTTAACATTTGTTCTCTAGGATAGAAAGTCTCTGAATCTAAATTAAATAAAAATCTAAAAAATACTTCGTGTCCTCTTTGTGTGCCTTTAGCTCTATATACAGATTTAATATTTTTAATTAGTTTTCTTTTATCAATATTTGTATCTAAAACTTCAGGTAGAGTATTTAAAAATTCATTTCTAAATTTTGTTAAGAAGTTTGAAATTGCTTTATCAGGATCACGGAAGTTTAATAAGTCTTGTATGTTATTAACTGGATTAGGTCTATAATTAGATATTGTTGCTCTCGCTGTAGAAGTAGAACCTATGATAACTTCATCTTTTATAAACTTATCTTGTGCTGATATGAATAATCTATTATTAACTAAATCCTCTGATAATACAGTGGCTGTGGCATTTGATGTTTGTCCTGTAACTGTTTCACCTCTAGTAAATTTACCAAAACCAGAATCTTCTAATAATATTTTATCACCAGCGTCTAGTGATGTTCTATCTGTATCTATTTTTGATGCGTTTAATATAAGACTGTTTGTTTGTGCTGTTTCTGTCTCTAATTGAATACCATCTGTTAACTCTATATTCGCCAGAGTAATCTCTGCCGATTCCATAAATCTATAATAAGTTTTTACAAACTCTAAAAATTTAGGGTGATCGCTAAGTACAAACTCTGGTACTTGTTGATTTATTAGGTTAGTTATCTTTTTGGTAAACTTTGCCATTAGTAGCTACTTGTTGTTGTGTACCCTACTCCTGCGTCAGAAGAGCCACCAACAAAAGTATCTGCACTAACTGTGATAGATGAATTGGCTGTATCTATTTCTAATATTTGATCTCTTACTGGAACCACATCATTTGAAGATGGTACTACTGTTAATTCTATTTTAGTTGATGCTGCGCCTCTGATGTTTTCTACACTTAACACACTTAAAGAGTTTATAGTTATTGCGCCAGTTGTATAATCTATCGTACCTTGTGTATTGTTTGCATAAACTCTAGTTGAGCCAGAAAAACTATATCGTCTTACATTACCTTGACCATCATCATCTAAATAAAAGACTGTAGAACTATCGCCAGATATTTTAAAACCTGAACTTTCTAATATACCACCAGCTTCTGCATTGTGACCTGAGTGTGGATTATTTAATGCGTTTCTAAAATATACATCATATTTTGTTGATGAGGCTAATGTAGGAGTAAAATCTTTTCTAATTTTTAAGGTTGTTATATTTGATAGTATTGAATTATCTGTACCATCAATTAATCCTGTAACTTTTGAATATCTAAACACACCATCGAATTGTGTTAGTGTATTTGTATTATAATTTGTAAGAGTTGTTAATACTTCTGATTTTAAAGTATCTGCTGTTTTAATTGTTGTCTTTTCATCAAATTTAACATTAGTTGTCAATAAAATTTTAGTTATCTCAGGATCAACAATTTCTGGTCTAACAGAAGCAACATTATATTTTTTTAATTGTGTCACAATATCTGTTTTAGTTGTATTCGTAAGTGTAGAACCTGATGCTGCTTTAATCGCAATCTTAACTACACCATAAACTGGGTTTTCTTCATCTTCACCACCCCAAGCTGAAACTGATTGGGCATTTGGATATATTGATTGTACTAAACTTTCATAATCTGCTGTTGTCACAGCTCTGTCTTGTGCTGAGTATTGTAAAGGTGCGTTAAATCTTATTGACTCTTTTGTTTGAGCCTCTGCACCACCTTGAGCATTTGATACCGTAGTTATACTTACATCTGAAAAACCACCTATATTACCAGATAGTGTAAATGAACTAGCGCCATTTGCCTCATCTTTATTTGATACAATATATTCTAGTATAACAATATTACCATCATCTAATTTATTTCCTAATACATCATCACCAAAGTAAACTTCAAACTTACCATCTTCCATCTCTTGTAAAAAGTAAACTTTAGAAGTTGCTGATATACTTGTTACACCTGTCGCTAGTGTATATGTGCTAGTTGTTGTATCACTAGCTGAATTTTGTACTGATACTTTTAAAGTTGAAGTATCTGCGCTAACACTTGGTATAATAAATCTTTGATCTACGTCTGTACTATCCACTGTATATTTAAATGTAACTAGTGTTCCTTCAAATACAGGTATGTTAGAATATTTGTAAACACCATTTGTTGGTGTTAAAACGTGTGATGCGTTTGTCACAAACTGATAAGTTTCTCCATCTACTGTAGTTGTAAATGCTGTACCTTTTGCCATAGTTATGGTAGCAGTAGTTGTTGGAATATTATTCATTAATATATCAATTGTTGCTGTAGGTGATTTTGGTGATGTTGGAGTATAACCTAACATTTTTGCTAATGATACAATATTTTTTCTTATGTCAGCGCTGTCTAGGTACATTTCATTTGCTAACATATTAGCATTGAAACCTAGGTAATGTGTATTGTAAGCAAGTAAGTCTAGTAAGACAGCAAAACCAGAACCTTCAAAGTCATAATCTTGGAATTCTGATTGATCTTGTAAAAATGATTTTAAATTTGCTTTTATATCGTCAAAATCAAAATCTGAAACTTGTAATTTGTTGCTTGCCATCTTATCTTAATCTTTCTAAAAATGTTTCTACTGTAATTGGGTTTTGTATTCCTATAACATAAAATTTAATTTCAAGTCTATATGCGTTTCTATCAATATCAGGATCAGCCAAAATTTGCGTTATCTTTGCTCTTGGCTCAAAGTTGTTTAATACTTCTTCAATCTTTCTTTGTAAGTTAAGAGCAGTCAATGGTGTCATTGGTTCAAATAATAACGCTCTTACATTACCACCTAACTCTGGGTGAAAAGGTCTCTCAAAATGATTTGTATTAATTAAATTTCTAACACTTCTTTTAACAGCCTCAACATCAGTAAGTTT